AACTGTACCACGCCAGCCGCCAACGTGCGTGCGTGTGACGTATCGAGCTCATCGTACCTCTCACCGACCCAATGCGACCCGAGGATGATCCCGGACGGGTCACTCTGCTGGAGGATGAGTGAGCGAACGAGTGCAGCGTAGAGCTCAGAGAGCTCAAGCGTGTTCTCACGTGATTGACCTGATACGACAACACCAACACCAACAGCCCAACGCGCAACGTAGCCGCCGTGTGCATGTCGCTCCGGCACGTCCATGAGGCCAGGGGCAACGATCACACACGATGGTGTCTGGTCCTCGCTCATCTTGTCGAGGTCAACGGCTGGCACGTAGGAACGAAACGCCGGAAGCGACTTCCCATAGCGTTCGTTGATCGCTTCACGATACGTAGACAGCCAACGCTTGATCATCGCTGTCACCGCATCACGCACGTCCTTGCCGGTGACGATGCGGCCGAAGATGTCAGGTTCGGAGGAGGGCATCGTCCACCTCCGCCTTCATGATCCACGACTGCATGATCTTGACCCAGCGCTTGCGCAGCGCATCGTTGAACTCGACGGGTCGACGCCGCTGCATGAACTTAGTCCCAAACTGGTGGTGCACACCATACGGGACGCTCGATCCGACGAACATCTCATCGAACGACATGCGGAACACGTGATCAGCTGAGAGCTCGCTCGTAAGTGATCGACGCAGGCGCAGCGTTGCGTGCAACACTCGAGGATCGAGCCCAGCGGCGATCTTGCTTGCAACCGTCGTCGGCTTCAACGGTGCCCACCCGCCAGAGTACGTCCCACCCTCAGTGGCGAACTGTCGACGCTCAGCACCCAAGAACGATCGGTGGACAGCCTGCCAGGCAGGTCGCATGTCGGTCGTACGATCGACGATGCGTAGTAACTCACGCGAGAACTGGACCTCGCCAAACACATCGACGTTCAGCCACATCGCATCACCACGCTGCTCGCCAGCCTGCAAGCGGCGTCAGCGTACCATCAGGCTCGCCCATGGTGAAGTCGTACGCTGGCTTCAACGCAAGCTGTGCCTCTTGCTCCTCTTCCTCGTCTTCACACGAGTCGAGGCGTTCCTGCTCGGTACGATACGTGATGAACGCCTGCAAGCGTTCGATCCGCTTTGTGTACATCTCTTCGAGCTTCTCGTACGGGCTTCGATCCGTGTTGATCTGCTCGGGGAAGAAGGACATCTCAACGAGCATCGCAGCCCCGATGGACGCGATGGTTCGTAGCTGTGCCCACAAGACCTGTGGCTGCTCGTCAGTGAGCTTCAGAGCAACCGTCACATCTTGCACGGCCGTCTCGATCAGGTCGAACACCTGCACGAGGTTCGGTCGTGTGTCATCAGTGAACGTGCCCACCTCGGTGCCGTTGTCGTCCTTCGTACGTGCACGAAGGATGCTCCCTACTTGGTCGGGAGTCGGCGTCCAGTCGGAGGTGGGCACGTTCGCTTGCCTCAGGCGTTGTGCTTCTGCGCGATGTCGACCGCGCGCATGACACCCTGACGAGGATCTTCGTTGTGGCCGGCAGCACGACGCTCTTCGGCTTCACGAACACCCTGCGCCATGTTGGGGTTGCGAGAGAGGTACTCGGCGACATCCTGCACCGTACCCGCGACCACCTGGTCCATGTCATCGACCACGACGCTCGTCTGCGTGTCAGCGGACGGTGGGATGACGGGGTCGATCACCGCAGGAGGCTCGACCGCCGGATCGAGCATCGCCGACTCAGCGGCGGGCTCGGGAAGATCGGCTTCCTGC